AAAATTGAATGAGCAACAAGCCATGCTCTTAATAACCATGATTAGGCCGTCAGAAGAAGCAAATGTATTAAAAGTAAGGCTTATAAAAGAGTTTTTTAGATTACGAGAAGAATTACAAAAATCAAATAAGCCAAACATTTATCTTGAAGCTATACGAAAAGACTTATTACTCGACGCGCCACAAGAATGGGTTAAATTATATCCACCTGAATTTTATGACGCACTCACAGCACTTTATGGACACAAGATAACAGACCCACGTTATAGACCGTCTTATTGTGGAAGAATCACAAGACAATGGATTTACGAAATTGTATTGCCTAAAGAATTACTGGAAGAAATAGACGAAAAGCAGAAAGAAGAAAAAAAACACAGTTGGTTCAATAATGAAGGTGGACGACTTAGATTAGCAAGACAAATTGAAGCAGTAACCATGATAGCCAGAATCTCACAAGGACGAAAAGATTTTGAATCTAGGTGCGCTACAATGTTTTGCAACGCACCCTTACAGTTGAGTATTTTTATTTAAAAGAGCGTAAACTGCGAAAAAACAACCGGATAAAGGCTCATGTCAAAGGCTAAAGTCAAGAAGCAGAAGAAAATCAAGCGGGGCAAGCCTGAATTAAGTATTGTCTCAGCGCCGCCTAAACCGGCCATGACCATCAACACGGCACAGCTATCCGGTTCTAATCGGTTTATATCGCCTTTCGTAGCGCCGACAGTCGCGCCTGGCGTGATTCCAGACCGCATTAAAATGGCGATGGATGAAGCCATGAATGTTAATTACAACTACACGGCTAACAGCGCATTTCAGGAAGGTTTAGGTTTTCTGGGCTATCCGTACCTCGCGGAACTCACCCAGCGGCCAGAATACCGCACGGCGACAGAAACAATAGCAAAGGAAATGACGCGCAACTGGTTAGAGCTTATATCAACCGGAGACGATAAACAGACCGACAAGACCGACAAGCTCAAAGCCATTGAAGCTGAACTGGTACGGCTGAAAGCACGTGAAATGTTTAGTAAAGTTTGCGAGCATGATAATTATTTTGGCAGGGGCCAGTTGTTTCTCGATATGGGCAACACGGAGAACACCGACGAACTCAGTAAACCACTCACAGATACACCGGGCAAGATCGGCAAGAACGGCATTAAACAACTAATTCTAGTTGATCCGATGTGGACTTATCCCAATACCTACAATTCCATTAATCCGTTACTGCCTGATTATTTTGTCCCCAAGACCTGGTTTGTCATGGGCACTCAGGTTCACGCTTCACGATTCATGTTTTTTATATCTAAGACATTGCCGGATATTCTGAAGCCTGCTTATGCCTTTGGTGGATTATCATTGACACAGGTGATGAAGCCGTATGTCGATAACTGGCTCAGGACACGGCAATCGGTCAGTGACGCGGTTCATACTTACAGCGTTAGCGTGTTAGGGACAGATTTATCAAGCATCCTTAATGGTGGCTCGACGTTGCAAATGTATAACCGGGTGCAGCTATTCAACGAGGCGCGGGATAATCGGGGATTAATGGTTATTGATAAGAACGCCGAAGCACTGACAAATGTTCAGACCAGTTTAACGACTTTAGACAAGCTACAGGCGCAGGCTCAGGAACAGTTAGCCAGTGTGACAGGCATACCCTTAGTCAAACTATTAGGCATAACACCCAGCGGCTTGAACGCGTCCAGTGACGGCGAGATAAGGGTATTTTATGACAAGATTCATGCACAGCAGGAAGCCGACTTCACGCCGCACATGACGCGGCTGATTAACATTATCCAGCTCTCATTATTCGGCTCGATTGACAAAGAAATCAGCTTCAAATGGAACTCGCTCTGGGAGCTTGATGAAACCGAACTCAGCGCGATCCACAAGACCGAAGCCGACACCGCAGCGGTATTGATTAATGCGGGCGTGATTAGTCCAGCTGAAGAAAGGCAGCGACTGGCTACTGAAAAGGACAGCGTTTATGCGTCTCTGGATATGGACGTTGAGGAATTGCCGGAATCGCCGCAGGATAAGCAGTTAAGCCATGAGGCCGACCAGTCTCAGGTAATGCTCAAGGCCAAGCAGGACGCGGATAAAAAGGCAGGGAATAAGCCTATGGCAAAGGACGAAGGAGAAGCCGAAGACTCAAGCCACTGGATAACCCTTGAAGGCGGTCAACACGTCTTGATTGATGGCGATGGGCAAGTGGTATCAGGTGCGGGCGGTAATATGAACTATACCTATTTGCCGAACGTGAAAAGCAAGTCAGATGATATTGAAATAAAAGTATCAAATAATTTGACAAATAAACAAGAAGAAAGTAAACTATCTTCAACGTCTCAATCCGAGACGGCTAACGAGGGTAGGAAAATGGAAAATATATATAAGGGTATAAGCCCCATACGTGCGCCCAAAGCGTGTCTTGCAGCAATGGAAAAAATTAACGCTGATTTTGTAGAATTTACAAACGACGACAATGTTAAGTTCAGAATATCAAAAAAAGGCGTTGAAAATCGTATTGATGGGAAATCAGATGAAGGCGAAGTTTATAAACTTAAAGGCTTTATACCTGATGAGATGCTCTATGAGATGAGTGCTAAAAAAACAGATGTTATTGAACTAAAAGAGGGCTTTGGAAATAAGGTTATATACGACTTAAAAAATAAACAACAATGGGTGTTAGAAGAAGATAACAAGACAGAAACAAAAGAAAAAACAGAAGCACTAAAAAAACAAGGAAAAATGTTTAGGGACTCATGATGAAACCCTCGCAACAAGCAAAGGAACACGGGTTAAAAAATCTGGCTGAAGTGATAAAAAAAACAGGTGTTTCAAATCAGACGCTTCATAATTGGGCTAAACATAAACCGGAACTTTTCAAAATAGTGTTAATTGGTTGTTCTAAAATAGATGACTATTCATAAACCCACCACCGCCACGCTACCGCCTATCTACCCAAACGAGGGCTTAATCATCGCCTATCAACGCAAGCTGGTGGCAATGGTAAGGCAGTTGGAAAAGTCGCTTAACGGGCCATTGCTGGACGAGTACAAGGCTAATCCACCAGACATGGCGCTAGATTCCAGCCTGGTCAAGATGATGCAGCAGCTCATCAAGCGACAGCGTAGGAAGTGGAACAAAGACTACACACAGACCGCCATTGATATTGCCAAGCATTACACCATGGCCGTACTCGATAGAGTAGATGGCGCACTGGAAGCCGCAGCGGATAAGCTGGGCATGACAGTTCAGTTTAAGATGACTGAAGCCATGCGGGAAGCGGTTAATGCGACTATTGGCGAACAGGTGGCGTTAATCCAGTCGATACCTGAACAGCATTTTAGCAAGATAGAAGCCGCTGTTATGCGCGGTGTTCAACATGGCCGGAACTGGAAACAGATTACCGATGACGTGCAGGAAATAGGCGACACCACCAGAAAGCGGGCCAAGTTTATCGCACGGGATCAGATGAATAAATCTACCGCTGTGATTACGCGGGAACGGCAGCGGAGTATGGGGTGTACACATGCACAATGGTTGCACAGCGCGGGCGGAAAAACTAAACGTCCATCACACGTTGAAGCGAGTAAAAACAAGCTGGTTTATGAGATTGATAAGGGCGCGTTTTTGGAAGATATAGGCGGGAAATGGGATTTTGTATGGCCGGGGACTGCCATAGGCTGCCGTTGTACCTCATTAGCCGTGATACCGTTGAAGGGATAATTTTGGTATAATAACAGTGTGCCTAGGGAGATATCCCGAAAAGCGACTTAAAGCAGCGCCTGGCACAGTCCTTTTGCTTTACTCATAGGAGCTGACCGAATGAAAGCACAAAATAAAGTTGTACAACTATTTGACCCTGCTAACTCAATAAGAATTGGCAATACTGTTATCCATATGGACGAAAATGGAAGGTATTGTTTAAATGATTTGCACCTTGCAAGTGGAGGTCGTGAAAAAGACAAACCTAGCCAATGGTTAAGAGCAAATTCAGCAAAAAGATATGTTGAATTTCTCAAAGACCTAAGTGCGAATTCGCACTTAGCTTTACCTATAGAAACGATAAAAGGAACAGCTAATCCTGGTACTTTCGCAGTAAAAGAATTGGTTTATACTTATGCCGCATGGGTAAGTATTGAATTCCATCACGAAGTAATAACAACATATGACAGAGTTGTTATGGCAGAACATGCGCAACTCGAAGCCGCACAACAAAGACTAAAACATTCCATTCCATTAAATCCAGATTGCCTAAAGGCCATAACAGGCACCCAGAAAAACAGTGATATTAATTTGCTCTATCAACGCATGGCGGCAGATGGATTTGTGATAAAGCACGAGATGGTTAAAGTATTGTATCGCTGGCTGATAACGACAAAAGGCGCAGAGGCATTTGGTGGCAGAAACTCACTCAGTGGCGTAAGGATCAGCAAGGAATATCATGAAGCACTACGGGAATTGATGAAACAAACCTTGAGCGACGACCAAAACGATATTTTTGAGGACGTGGTGATAGGCCAATGACTAACAAACCTCACAACCGCCGCTCGGACGACAAGATCATGGCTCTAATCCGTCTTATTGAGTTTTTTATCGAAGAAAAGAAAACAAACTTACATTCTGAAAAAGAGTTTTATGAACTACGCACAGATATAGACAAGTTACTCATAGATATTGAAACAGTCAGAGCAGTTAATGATAGACTATTGAAAGAAATAGCATCGTTAAAGGAAGCTGAAATAGGCGGGCTACTGTCATGAGGAATTATTTTAGAAAGCTCTTTGAGGTTTTTGAAGAAGCCTACAAGGAAGATTACCACCACCATCACACGTTAGAGGATATACTTATGAAATTAGAAGAAATTTTAACAATCAACCAAAGTTTTAAAGGTCAGCTCAGCAAAATTGAAGCGGAGATACTCGTAAAAAGAGACGAGTTACAAGCAACGATTGCAGACTTAAAAGCAAAACTGGCTAATATCGAATTGACACCAGAGCAAGCGCAATCCTTTTTTGATGTACAGATAGCACTTGATGGATTAGATTCTATTGTTCCAGATCCCGTTGT